TGTGTAGCCAAATCAAGTGGGAAGTTATGAGCATTACGTTCGTGCATTACCTCAAAGCCAAGGTTAGCACGATTGAGAATGTCAGCCCAAGTATTGATCACTTTCCCTTTAGATGAGAGAAGAGATTGGTTGAAGTTAAAACCATTTAGGTTAAACGCCATAGTAGATACGCCAAGAGCAGCGAACCAAATACCCACCACTGGCCAAGCAGCAAGGAAGAAATGGAGACTGCGGCTATTATTAAAACTTGCGTATTGGAAAATGAGACGCCCAAAGTATCCATGGGCAGCCACGATGTTGTACGTTTCTTCCTCTTGGCCGAACTTGTAGCCATAGTTTTGAGACATGTCTTCAGTCGTCTCACGAACGAGCGACGACGTGACCAGGCTGCCGTGCATAGCAGAGAAAAGACTCCCACCAAAAACGCCGGCCACACCCAACATGTGAAAAGGATGCATAAGAATATTGTGCTCAGCCTGGAACACCAGCATGTAGTTGAAGGTGCCGGATATCCCCAAGGGCATAGCATCTGAAAAAGAACCTTGTCCAAACGGGTAAACAAGGAAGACGGCAGTCGCAGCAGCGACCGGAGCAGAGTACGCAACAAAGATCCAAGGGCGCATGCCTAGTCGATAGCTAAGTTCCCACTCTCGTCCCATGTAAGCATAGATGCCAATGAGGAAGTGGAATACTGTGAGTTGGAATGGACCCCCGTTGTACAGCCATTCATCAAGTGAAGCAGCTTCCCAAATTGGGTAGAAGTGTAGTCCGATGGCATTGCTGCTCGGAACGACGGCTCCTGATATGATGTTGTTTCCATACAACAAGGATCCCGCAACGGGTTCGCGGATTCCATCAATGTCAACAGGTGGAGCGGCCACAAAGGCCAGAATAAAACAAGTGGTTGCTGCCAACAGGCAGGGGATCATGAGGACCCCAAACCAACCAACATAAAGACGGTTATTAGTGCTGGTTACCCAGTCACAAAAAGACTCCCAGGATGAACTGGGAGCCTGTTGAGTAAGTACAGTCATCAAACTTTAAGGTTAGATCGTTCAAGTTTACGCATGACATCCATGCGGTAAGCCTCATCCGTATCATACCTTGAGTCGGACATATCGCGTACAACTTCTGCCATACTGCGATAGCCCTCTCCTTGGCTGGATTGTTTACCAGTCACAAGTTCAGGATCTCGACCCATGGCATCTTCGTATTGAGACATAAGTGCTTTCACTGCAAATCGTACAGCGGCTTGGTTTGCGGTGTTAATGACTTCATCGAATGCTTCGATGTCTTCTTGTGGCAGGTTCTGTCCTGCCCAGTCAACTAGGCGTTGATAACCTTCATCACCACCAGCAATGTTTTTGATCTGACTAATCTCAGAATCAGACAAAGCGATAGCTTCTGAATCATCATAACCCATTTGACTACGGAGACCACCAAGGTAAGCATCAATGACTTCATCACTAAAGCCTGCCTCGTTCAGCTGATCATACATCTCATTGGTGAGAGTACCATCATTTTGATAGAAGTGGTCATTCATGTCCCACGGATCAATCCCTGCTTCTTGGAATACATCAGCAAGGTTTTCACCATAGGCATCTTTAACAGCATCGAAGTTGACATAGCCTTCTTCGTCGTAGCGTTCGTAGCCGTCATCAACTGACTCTTCTACTTCACCTTCTTCGACTTCTTCAGACTCTTCTTCTTCGCCTCTGCTAAAGCGTTGCTGAAGTTCCATGTAAGCTTTCTCAAGCTCTTCAGCATTTCTGTATTTACCAGCAAGAAGATCCTGCTGGTCTTGCATCATCTTTTCCCCAACTTCAAGAGAGTCAGCTTCTTCAGCCTCACGGGCTGCAATAGCTTCGGGATCATCAGATGGATCGTATGCAATGTTAATAGCCATAAACGGTGCTAGTTAAATTAAGCGGGCGGTTGTTGAGGTTGACCTGCCATATTAGCAATACCTTGTTGTAAGGCAGGGTTCTGCATAGCAGCTTGTACAGCATCCACTGCTTGAGGATTCTTAGAAGGATCCATGAGTGGAGCACTGAGCATCTGTGCTGACTGGTTAACCATAGACATCTGCATCTGCTTCTGCATAGCTTGCTGTTGCTCGCTCTTGATCTGCTCCATACCTTTGACAAGGTTGAGGATGTCGATGCCTTGAGCAGCAGCTAGACGCTTGATAGCTTCATCAGGATTAAGGAACTGTTGCAGAGCTTCAGGTCCCATGGTTTGTGCAATGGTAGTTACAAACTGAATCAGGGATTCCCGATCCTGTCCACGACCCAGAGCATTGATGCCAGCAACAATCGTAGGATTGACTAACCCTTTAGGTAGGGTAGGGATCTGCTTGCTCCGAGTCAGGTCGAGCATCTTACGATTAAGGTAAGGGATGAGGAACTCGCTAGTCAGCAGGGAGAACAAGCCACCCAGCTGCTGCTCTAGTTCCATCTGAGTCATCCTAACTTCTTCAGCAGTAGTCCGTTCAGACTGACGTACATTCAGAATCAGGAATGCTTCAGAGATGCGCTTCTCCAGCACACCAGCAAGGTCAAAGGCAGTGCGGAAGTCCGCTTGCTTTTGAACCTGAACAACCCCGATATCATCAGGGCGTCCTTGGATGATAGCACCATTACCTGCATTCGCTAGGGAAGCAGGCTTGGTGGTAGAGCTAGGAGAAACAGTAAACACAACTTTAGCAGCTGCAGCAGAGCCCTCTACAAGCGCCTGCATGAGGGCTTCAAGAGAGCGTAGGTCCCCAAGGAACTCTTCAACTCTAGAACGCCCGTAGTCCTCTCCATCGACGGTTACGAAGCGGAGGGGAAGCCAAGGGCTCTTGTCCTTAGGAGCTTTACCATAGCTGTTAGGAAGAACCTTGTCATCAGCTTCCTGATACCAAGACCATCCTTTCTTTGTGAGCTTTACACAGGTGTAAACATCAACGTCTTTTTCAAACTTGCTGCCTACACTTTGATCAACAACACTTAGTTGTTTTGGGTTTTCAAATTCAGGACCAAGAAGTTTACGATTAACACGTTCCCGAGTAACAATCTCAGTTACGTTTCCGTTACCGTCTCTCTCAACCACATAACGATTAAGCGGGTACATCTTCATGCCGTCTTTACCCATGTAAAGAAGGGCATTACCAGTGACCACAAGATGTTTAATCGCTGAGAAGATTTGAACACGATCAGTAGAAGCAGCAATGCTTTCCATGATCATACGTTCAATCTTAGCAAAGCTTAGATCCAGTTCGCTCTTTGCCTCAGCAGGAATCTCAACTCCCAACTTGGAGTCATCCAGTTGGAGTTTAAAGAACGAAGTAGAAGGAGGCAACAACCCGAGCATCAGCTTAGATGCCAGAGTCACTACCCCCTTTGCTCCTACTGATTGCCAAGGAGTCTTGAACCGAGTGTAATCGGTTGTCGTCTCCTCGTGCATAAGCAGCGTAGGAATTGTTAGCTTTGCACACTCAAGTGCAATATCAAGAAATGCGGTACGGCCACTCGTTAGTTCATGGTAACGTTGCCGTGCGCTTTTCATTATTTAGGACGTTGGATGTTCAAAGACATGCCAGAACCACTGACTTGTCCACCATAGCTAACACCACCAGCACCAGGTGCTTGAGGAGTTTGCTGTTGCTGTGCACCAGTCCGAAGAGTCTGACGCTCTTGAGGAGCTTTCTTCTTCAGACGCTGAGTACCTTGACGTTGACGACGCTTAGCCTCAACATCAGCGTTGCCCGAACGGATCCGAGTAGTTTCAAGATCAGTTTTCTGTGGGGCAAGCTGAGTTGCAGGCGGCGGCGGTGGGGGCGCAGGGATAGGGGCCGGTGGGGCCGGCGGGGGAGCCGGCGGGGGTGGTGGTGGTGCTGGGGCAGACGAGCCGCCTCCTCCTCCAAAACACATGGTTAATTCTCCGATGATAGTTTTTCTTTTAGGAACCTAACAACTGACACTTGGCCAGCTCGAAAAGAAATTTCTTTCTCACTAAGCTGGTAGTCAGGAAATTGGTCAGGAAATAGTTCATCTAATTCCTCTAACAGCCGATCGTATTCAGCCGTACTCAGGAAGATTGACATTTGAGTGCTCAAAGAATGCGGGCATACGAGCACGACGGGTAGCAATCAGACCCTCTGCCTTCCCGTTGTAGAGAAGGCTGTCCGATTGTTTAAGCCAGAACTCGCGGTCAAGGTAAGGGTTCTCAGTATTGGAACTGAGAGGTTGCATGATCCAAGCTACCGTTGCTTTACGAAGTTTGTCAAGGTTCTGCGTAACTTGGAGCCCAAGCTCTTTGCAGACGAGAGAGTTGACCGCAACATGGACTTGTTCGTCTCGTGAGATATCAGCTGAGACAGTGCGGCATCCTGCATCCCCGTTCCATCTAAAGAAGGGGAGCAGCACAAAGAACACTGACCGTTCAAGCACCATTGCCTTGAGCACGGGATGTTCGGGAGACTCGATCCATGCTTTCTGGATGCGGGAAGCTTCCGGGATATCTTCCAGCTTATGAGCACGAGCGATGTAATCAAGAGCGAGGTCATGTTTCTCTTCATCCTTAATGTTGCTTTCCAATACCTCTTGGGCAGCAGCAGGATAATCTTTTTTGAGAGCATTTTTAATGAAGTCACCTACGGGAATCTCAAGGTTACGAACCGAGAGAGCCCGCAGCATGGCTTCTTCAGAGCCAGGAGCAAAGGTCCCTGCCTCTACCTGAACAGGTGTCCAGGAACGTTTACGGGAAAGAAGTTTTTGATAAGGGTTCATTCTGCACAATCACATTCAGGTTCTTTAGAGAATGACTCATACTCATTCCAGAACTCCTCATCAAACTCATCCAGTGCTGCCATGGCGTCACTCTTATCTTGAGTGTCAGGCATGACTTGTAGAGAATAGTAGAGAGAAGTCTGTGGACTAGTGAGCCACTCTTCGATGAAGGATTGGTCGTAGGTCACGACGTCGCTCCAGCTATTCATGGAATACCCATGCAACAGTCCGGTTGATTCCAACAGGACCATGATGTTATCGGCAACCTTTCGATACGCTTCCCAGCCAACCTGGCTAGCGATCTCAACGTTACCATATTCGTAGTGTTCAACACCAAACGTACCACTGTCTCGATCCACCTCATTAGAAATGGGAGGAGCAATCTCAGGGCAGGTGGTGTAGCCGTCCAGATCCTTGTAACGGTAGGAGCAGCTAGCGGTCGGTGCAATGGCAAATGCACGAGCCATCTTATTTGCACGTGCGATTTGCGCAGCGATATTAACGCCACGCTTAAGAGCGTTGGCAAGCAGGTCAGCCGAGGAATGGCTGACTTGATCATTGTTCACACGCTCAAGAGCATCGCCAAACTCTGCGTAGGTTACTCCGTTCCGCCGTAGGAAGTTGGCGAGTCCAAGCATTCCGAGACCAATCTGGCGATCTGTTTGAGAAGGGAGGTATTCTCCAGTGTCTCCCACACCTGTTCGGGAGTGCAGCTCGCACAGCTCGGACATTCCTCGGGTAAACGCAGCCTCAACGTCACCGTATTCGCAGCCACCGAGGTTGACATGCTGTAGTAAACAAGTGCCTCGTGAGGGCAGATAGACTTCCAAGCATACATTGCCATAGATTCGCTTACCTTTAGCGTCAACTTTAGTTTTGTTCAGCCAAACATCACCTTTCTTGATTGCAGAAAGGAGAGCAGTACGGACTTCATCAGTCGCCTCAGCCCACCAATACTCGTTAATGTCAACGCAACGTTTGACCCAAGGTAGCTCGGCACGATTAGCATTGATGAACTCAAGAATGTCAGGGTGCTTTAGATCGAGGTGGATAACTACAGCTCCGTTTTTATAGACGCCACCTCTTCGTAGTGTTTCGTTAAGCACGGAGTAGATTTTTGCAAACGAGACTGGGCCAGAAGCAACCAAGCCTTTGCCATTCTCAGCTCCCTTGGGTCGGAGTTTGGAAAGGTGAATCGCCACTCCTGCTCCATTTCGGAGAGCGTGGCTAGCAAATCGCCAAGATGCTTCGATCCCTTCTGGTCCTTCCATGCTGTCTTCAACAACAAAGACAGTACACGATACGGGTAAGCGAGAATTTGGATCATCCATCCAGTTTTGTACACGACCAGTGCGGGCGATCAAATCAGTAGACATATTTAAACAAGATCAGTCAGGGTAGGGGGTTGGTAGTTGGGTCCTTTCAGAACCTTACCATCTTCACGGCGGATGGGGTTACCATCCTCGCCAAGCTTGGTCATGTTGCTTTGGTGTACCCGGTCGAGAGCTTCATCAAGATCCCAACCAAGGTTCTCAGCATACTGGAAGCAGACATACACAAGGTCCGCAAGTTCTTTAAGGCAGTCAGCAGAGTTAACTTTGAAATCCTTTAGCAGCTGGTTCTCTGCATCGAGAAACTCCTTGAACTCTTCAACGATCAAGGTCCGTTGCCCAGTCCGTGAAGCTGGCTTCGTACTGTTCGTCACCTGGAAACCACGGCGAAACTCCTTGGCTTGGACGCTGATGAAGGATTTCATTTTCTAATTCGTTCTGTAAGTAGTGGATAGCTTTACGTAGGTCAGCCACACGGGAGTCTTTGTATCCCGCACGGCAGATATATTTGATAGCGTTGCCAAGATGGAAGTTCAATCCTTGGTCTCGGATGAAGTCCCATACTTGGATATTACCTCTTCGATAGTAGGATGGTCCTGAGGATTTGGTGAAGGCCATTTAGCAACTAAATTGGAAACACAGTTGGAAAGGGTAAAGCATTGTCTTTGCAATGCCATGAAGACAATGATGATGTCTTCCTTAGAAGTCTCTGGGTTACGCAGAGCATCCTCAATCTGTCGCAGCTTGAACTGCTGCTCCATCGTCAGCTCTAGCACTGGCGGTGGGGGTCCAAAGTATTGGGGCGTTGGAGATGAAGTCATAGTCGTCAGCTTGTAAGATTTTAGCAAGCCGAGCGTTAAGCAGAGCATCGTCGTCTGACAATCCTCGCTCTCGAAAGGCTTGGCACACAGCTTCCCATGGAAAGTCATGCTTGTCAATG